CGCCCCTTTGCGTTTAACCAGACCCTTTTCGATCAGCGCATCAAGCACTGAGCCGATAGGGTCAAACTTGCCCTCGCCTTCTTCGGTGAACACGAAGTCCCACTTGCAGCGCTCGAACGGGCGATGCACCTTGTTCTTGGAGGTGTACGCTTCGATGGTCAGACCGTTGACGACGGCTGTTGACCCAGACCCTTTGGTCTTCTTGGTGCGTTTGAGTGCAATGCGAACGGATGCGAAGAACTCAGGGGCGTTGCCACCTGGCGTTTTATGCTTATCACCATAACCAGTCACATTGTCACGCACCTGATTGAGAAACAAAGCCGTCCATTGATCCGTGTCGCAGGCTTTGGCGATTGAGGGGAATGCAGCAGAGGTGGCGGCCGGCAGTGCCAGCTTGTCGTTCATGTTGTATTCTTCAATCGAGTCCTTCACTTGCTTGGACTGCGGCAACATGGCAGCCAGACTGTCGAACACCACAATGATCGGTGCGTCCGGTGCGATCAGCTTGTTGGCGCGAATGTGACGTGCTGCCATGCTGGCAGTATTGACCGACTGTTCAAACGTATCCGGCGTTTTGAAGATCCACCTTCCATTGGGGTCCAGCCCCATGCTTTCAGCCATAGCAACGTCAAAGCTGTTTTCGTGATCCATGAACATCGCAACACCACCCATGCGCTGCGCGCAGATCATGGCTTCAGTTGCAATCGCCGTCTTGCCGCAGGATGGCGGGCCGAACATTTCGACCAAACGCCCCAGCGGCAGTCCGCCGTGATAACTGCCTGAGATTGCATCATTGAGCAGTGGATGCCCTGTGTTGAGCCAGGTTTTGACTTTGGTTGGCTCGTCGTTCTTTCCAATGGCGCCTGCCATATCGTCGATGAAAGACATTGCTTTCTCCTGTGTGAATTTCGAGAGCCTTTTAACGACAAGCCTAATCAGGATTAGGCTTTTGCTCAGGTCGAACGCCATACAACTCCAGGACGTTAAACTGGGCATGATAGTTAGTGCCGTTTCCATCAAACCTCACTACGAGGATCACCGGCTGGGATTACATGCTTGCCCGCTGTTCTTATGCGTCAATCAACTCGTAGGTCTCGGCGAAAGGTTTCTTTCTGTATAGCGGCATTATGCTGCCTCCTTCATTTCAACTTTGGCAAAGGGACGTACCCAATCATCAAAGTTCTTAATGATCGACACGAAGCCCAGTTCGTTACAGAAGGTGCGAAAGCCGTTGGGTGAAAACGGTAACTTCTGCACTTTGTGATTGACGGGTGGCGGCAGGAAGCGATCGCTCAGGCGCATCAGCTTATAGTCGCGCAGATAAGTGCGAATAGCTTCTTCGCTGCCCGCAAAGGCTTTCAGCTTGCTCTTGTAACGTCCAAGATGCGGCGGAATGGCTGCATCACCGCGCAGTTTAATGTCCGAGATCAATTCGCTCAGCTTGGGCCAGGTCTTGACCACCAGCGGCGCGGCTTTGGTGCCGATGCCTGCAATGCCTTTGAAGTTGTCGGACGCATCGCCCAACATGGCTTTGCCCATCACATATGAACCTGCATCCTCGTAGCCTGTGTCCTCGGCAAATGTCTGGTGGGTGCAACGCAGCAGTTTTGGCAGCTTGCCTCCTGGCAGACGAATAGGATTGAGCCAGTCAACGCCGGGTTTGACCAGTTGCAACAGATCACGATCACCAGAAACGATTGTCGCATGTTGTGGCGGTTCAATACCCCAGCTGGTGCGCGCGATCAGATCGTCGGCTTCCATATTGCCTGCCATTTCCTGACGCACGCCTAAAAGCGCGACGGCTTTTGCAATATGCGGGCGCTGCGTTTTATAGGCTTCGCGCTCACTTTTCTGCTTTGGATCTTTCTCGCGACCATCTTTGTATTCGGGGTAGTGGTCGAAGCGCCATGAGCGTCCGTCCCAGAAGATGATCGGTTCAGCGTCTGGATTTTCATCACACAAGACGCGCAGAGAACGCAGAAAGCCAAAGATTGCTTGGGTCTCTTGTTTGCCCGTGTGGAGCTTGTTCATGGACTGAGCGGCAAACCCAATAGAATTACCGTCAATCAGCAGGTGATTGCTCATAATGACCTCTAATGTATGTTGTGATAACATTGGTGGAGGGATTCGAACCCCCGACACGCGATTTTGGAGACCGCTGCTCTGACCTGACTGAGCTACACCAATATTCAATCCCAGCCACTCATGAAGGTTTAGACACGATGGTCCCTAAAAGAGCAGCTGGGTAATCGGGGTCACGTTAACCCCGATTAGGACTTACAGATCAGCCAACATGGATTCGATATCATCCTCAGAGATATCGGCCCCATAACTTTCTTCGGCGTCTTTCTTCTCATCGTCGCCAGCGGTGTCATATTCGACTTCCGCATCGGCGATTTCGGCTTCTGCGGCTTTCTTCACTTCGTCCGCACCGAAGTCTGGAATTTCATCCATCTCCAGGTCTGCATCAGGCGCCGACAAAGCTGCTGCTGCACCCGATCCGGCCATGACCGTACCTGTTGCTGCACCAATCGCGCTCAGAGCCTTCTTCTTCATCGCCTCGAAATCTTCAGCAACGTATTCGGTCAGATCGTTCATTTCCATCAACATGGACTTGTTGACAGTGATCGACTTGTCCTTTGAACGCACGGCCAGAGAATAGCGCGTGTTCAGACCGCTGCCTTCACGGGTAATGATCATATCACGCCCCTTGTCGGCGTCGATCAGTTCATTATCCTCTTCGATGTTCGCCAGAATGTCGCGAAACAGTCCCTGGCCCACTTCGAGGATGACGACCTTCTTGGGATCGTTGTCAATGTCGATGGCATTGAACAAAAAGCGCTGCGTCGATTTCGAATCCATGATCTTTTCGCGGGTTTTGTCGTCAGGCGCGGCGCGCGCGGCGTCCGAGATTGCTTCGCAAACCTCGCAAGGCTCTTCATGCGTCTTGTCCGGGCAGCCCAGAACGACTTTGATCTTGCTGTCCATATCTTTGATGAAGTGCTGACCGTATGCATGAAAGAACCGGAAGGGTTCTGCTGCGTCCCAGCCTGGCAGAATGCGCCATACCGTGCGACCCGGACGGGGCTTGGTGGTGCGCTGTTTCAGCCCTTGGGACTGCTTCTTGCCTTTGTCGAGAATATCTTGAAGAGATAGTGCCATTTTGTCGTTCCTTTGGTTTGTTTGGGTTCGTCGTTTCTTCGTTTTCGCGTTAGCTATTGTAGCACAGAATGCATTGACCTAACACAATTAAACGCCTAAGCGCTGACTTATTTACGCGGCCATCTTCTCGACCACTTTACGCCCTTCGTCACGCGCTTCGCGCGCTTTGCCATCAACGGCATCTGAACTAGCCAGGCCGCGGATCTTGTTCTCCAGTTCAGAGCGTCGGTTGACGCCGATCTGGATCATCATGTCTTTCTTGTGCCGCAGGGCTTCAAGCGCGACCTTCATCGCTTCAAAGTCGGCCTTGGCGCGGTTGTACGCTTTCTGCGCCTTCATCACGGCTGCAAGTGTCGGCAAAGAGGAATTAATCAATGCTTCCGTGATCTTCTTGCCTTCATCTGCGGCTTCGTCCCGCATCTGCTGCGCTCCTTTGGACTCAGTGATTGACAGAATCTGCTTGGCTGTGTCCGTTGCAAACTGCAACTCCGACAACAGACGACCGTAATGTGCAACCAGCGAGGGCTGGCGGATCATGTTGTCGTCAAGGTCAGCTTCTGTGAAGCCTACGTCTTCGGCCACTTCTGATGCTGTTGGGGTATCAACCATTGTCTCGTCTTCCTTCTGCTGTTGTTTGTTCGTTCTCTACTGTAACGATGCATGCATCGACCATCAAGAGTAAATCAGTCAGTGCTGATTGTTTTATTTCTCCAAGCAAATACCAACCTCGATGGGTTTCACGCCACCATGAGGCTTCGCAATGATTGCGCTCGTCAATCAAAGCAATAGCCCAGAAATCCAGAAACGCTTCAACAATGCGGAAGAACCGGCTGTTGTGCTGTCTGTCGTAAACGCTGGCGCAGAATGTCAGACCTTTATCCTGGCGCAGCAGTATCTTTGCCATGATGCGGCTCGATTTGGTGGAGACGTCTTCTGTGCTGTAGTTTCTCACCCCACCATCTCCGCGACAATCTGAAATGCCTCGTTGAGCAAGACCTGTTTGGTTGGATCAAAGAAGATCATGCCCGGGGTAATGCCGATCACGATGTTTCGGTCATTCTTGACCGCTTCATCTGACTTGCGATACGTGACCTTGCCCGCGATATCTGCAATGCCGCCTTTGATCGTCGGGTCGAAGTGACGCGCAGCGTTTGAGCCAAGACACAAGATCACTTGCGGGTTCAGCAACTCCAGTTCCTTGTCCAGCAGCGGCTTGAAAGCATGCAGGATACTTGGGTCATAAAGCTGCTCACCTTTACGCTTGGGAACTTTGCTGAACGCGGTCCAATAGGCGTCATTCACGTCCAACCCGGCAGCTTCGAGCGCTTCCTCGACCACTTCAAAGCCGCCCTTGGTAAACTGCCCCGCCTGCTCGTCGTGATAGCCAGGGCCATCCAGAACCACCATGATCTTGGCGCGCTTGCCCATCTTTGGTGTGACAAACACCGCATCTTCGCAATGCTCTGATGTGGCACGAAAGCTGTTCAACGCTTCGCCCAGCTCTTTGATGGTATCCTTGTCGCGATGCACTTCTCGATCCACGACAGCCCCGCCCACCATGATCGACGGGATCAATTCAAGCTGATCGACGCGACGACGCGGATCTTCGGCAGGTATCTGCGGCTCGATGCGCGCAAATGCGCCAACCAGATCAAGCTTGGCGCGTACAGTCTTATTGACCACGCGCTTTGGGATACGATCTTCAAAGTCCTGCATTGTCTTGAACGGACCGTCTTCTCGGGCTTTAAGGATTTCAACAGCGCCGCGATCAGACAAACCCTTCATAATGGAGAAAGGCGCGACCAGGCGTTTGTCCGTCAGAATCTCAAACTGATTTGAGGAATAATTCACGTCAGGTGGAGAGACGTGAATGCCAAGACGCTCAGCATCCTTGATCAGACCAGGCTTCTTATCTTCGTCAAGGATCGTCAGCGCCGCAGCAAAGAATTCGACCGGGTATTTCACCTTGAGATACATGCACTGATAAGAAATCAGGCTGTATTCGACAGAGTGGCTTTTGTTGAACGCATAACCGGCAAACTTGACGATCTTGTCCCACAGAACTGTGGCAGTGCTTTCATCCATGCCGTTCGCAACAGCGCCGGAGATGAACGCATCGCCCTGCTCTTCCATCTTCTTCTTGTCTTTCTTGCCGATGGCTTTACGCAAGTGATCCGCCTGGGCCATCGTGAAGCCGCACAGGTCTTGAGCAATACGCATGACCTGTTCCTGATAGACAATGACCGAATAGGTCTCTTCAAGAGCAGGCTGCATCGAGGGGTGTTCGTACATCTCCGAGGCAAAGCCGCCTTTGATGTTCACGAAATCATCCATCAGACCGGATTCCATCGGACCCGGGCGGTAGAGTGCGGTTGCGGCTGAGATATCTTCAAAGGTGATCGTCTTTGATCCCCGATAAATAGACTTCAACAGGTTGCGCATGCCGCCAGATTCAAACTGAAACACGCCAATCGTGCGCCCTTCACCGAAGAATTGCAGAATGTCCGGGTCATCAAGCGGGACTGTCAGCAGATCGAGGTCAAAGCCGTGACGTTGTTTGATCTGTTCAACCGCAATGGCAATCAGGTCAAGCGTTGACAGACCCAAGATGTCCATTTTGACCAGGCCCATGTCTTCAACAACGCGCTTGTCCCAATTGACGCAAAGACCGCCCTTGCGATGTTCCAGTGCGGCGCGTTTGACCAGCGGCTCCCCTGCAACAACCACGCCAGCTGCGTGTTGTGAGAGTGTTCTGATACGTCCCTCGATGTCACGCGCGGTATTCCACACGGCAGGATTGCTATCTGCAAACTTGGTGACTTCCATCACTTCGTCATAGGCGCGCTCAAGCGAGATCGCCGTGCCGCCTTCTGAGGGGATGAACTTCGTCACCGCCATGCCTTCTGAGACTTCCAGAATGCGGCTGAGATCCTGCACCGCTGCTTTTGAACCCAATGTCGAATAGTTGGAAATGCCTGCAACGTTCTCAGCCCCGTAATGGTCAGAGATATGTTCAAAGACCTCATGACGCCGCGTTGACATGAAATCCAAGTCAGCATCTGGCAGGTCGAGGCGTTCGGGATTGATGAAACGCTCAAAGATCAAACCAAAGCGGATCGGGTCAACGTCAGAGATACCCAAGACATAAGAGACAAGTGAGCCACCGATTGATCCACGGCCCGGTCCGACGAGAATGCCGTTGTCTTTCGACCATTTGACAATCTCATGAGTCAGCAGAAAGTATCCCGCAAAGCCCATGTCTGTCAGAACGTCCATTTCATATTTGAGCCGCGCGACGTAAACTGTCAGATCGCTTGGCTTATAGCCAAAGACAGTGCTGGTCAGACGTTGCTTGAAGCCTTCTTTTGCAAGTCGCCACAATTCTGCGTTCTCGTCTGGCGCCATCTTGGGCAGTGATACGTCAAGCTTTTGCCACTTGAACTTTACCGCCTCACAGAGAGCGCTCCAATTATCTTCATACGCGCGCAGCTGGGTGAAGTCCGTTCCCGGCGTCCAGCTTTTCAGACGCACAGTTTGCTTGACCGCATGGCTGAGCAATTCGCCTGGTGAAATCACCTTGTAGTCGTTCAGTTGCGGCTCATAGTCATTGCCATACTTGCGCTTGTGATTGTTGGTGATCGAGGTCATGAGGCTGAGCGTGTTCATGCCGTCAGGTTTCTGAAAGATCACCGTGCGTGAGAGCATGATTTGAAGCCCATGTTCGCTTGCTGTGTCATATCCCACCTGTGCTTGACGATCCCAGACCGCACTTTCACCTGGAACAATTTCACAGAACGTCAGAGAGCGCGTTAGAAGCGCGGAAATCTGTTTTGTGAGTGCTGACACGTCTTTGTCTCTGGATGCGCTGTAAAGCGTACCTGTTGAGTATGCGACGTGACCCGCTGCGTCTTTCAAAGCGTCTAGCACGTCGAGCCAGGTCAGACGTGGAACCCGATAGAAGTGATCTGTATCATTTGCGAGGCTCAACAGGCGTGTGACAATCTCAAAGCCTTCATTTGTCAGAATGTAGAGCTTGGGAAAGACCGAGTATTGCTTGTCCATCTTCTCGATTGTCGGCACGATCCTCAGACGCACGCCAACAACCGGCTTCAGATCATGCTTGTCGCAGGCTTTGGTGAAATCGGGCATGCCGGAAATGGTCATTGTGTCACACAGCGCAACCGCCTGGTATCCAGCTGCGGCTGCGTGTTCGACAATCTCTTCGGGTGTCAGCATAGACTCGCCAATAGAGAAGTGCGATTTGGTGTCTGCCAACAGCTTCATGTGATAATCCTCAGCTTCGTCTTGTCCTGTTTGATCAGGTCCAGATTTGTCATTGCATTGATAAATGTAGACGCATGAACGTTGACCACCATCTGGGTCAGCCCCACGTCATGCGTCATGTATTCGCGCATGTCCTTCTTGGTGATTTCACCGTCATTGTCCCACATCAGCAGCATGATCTTGGCGGCCCAGACAGGTTTGACGAATTGCAGGTCATGCTCAGCCTGCTGGCGGTCAGATTGTTTCAGGGCGTCATGCAGCTGCTCCGGTCCCGACAGGTTCGTCAGCAACAGCCCTTGCATGCGTTTACCCGCCGTTGTGAGCGGCTGCTTGTCGATGTTGTTTGGGTCTTCCAGCTGCCTGATGGTCAGCTTCTCTGCGCCTTTAACCAGCTTCTTGCCGGTGTCTTTGGACAATTCGCTGATCCCCAGGTCCGCTTCCAGTCGGGCTTTGTTGCGTGTCGCAAGCTTGCCGCAGATATTGGTGAACAGGCAGTTTCGACAGATCGGGTGATCTTCTGCGCGAATGATTGGCGAACCAATGCATCCAGGCGCGTCACTCAGTTTAACTGTCGCCATAGGTATTCTCCATGATTGTCTTGAACTCCCGCTTCACTTTGCGGGTTTCAGTCTTGCTCAGACCAAGCGCCACGCAGATCACATGCACATTCAACTGCCGTGTTGCTGCGGTGAATCCATGTGTCTTGCAGTGACTTTGAAAGCTATCCATGCGGCGCATTTCCTTGATCAATTCCAGCGGTGGCTGATTGAGTATGGAAATCACACGCTGTGCGTTTCGGCTGAGCCCGCCAAATGTCTCGCTCAGGCGCTCATGTCGCTCCATTCGGTCGTCAACGGATTCCTGATCAGCTGCTACCAGATCGTGCAGCGTGTTTGACTTATCACCGTCCTCAGAGATTTCGCGGTCAAGCGACACTGTGTTCCACTGACTGGTGCGGGTCTTTTGCTCCTGACGCATCAGGTTGTTCTTCACAGCTGTCCACAGATAGGTTGAGAATTTGATCCCAAGCTCCGCGTCAAACTTCTCCAGAGCGACCACGAAAGTCGCTTTGGCTTCCTGAAACAGATCATCGAAATCCACTGTCAGACCGTTCGCTGTCGCACGGCGTAGAGCCTTATGCGACAGCGTGGCCAGCAGACGTTCGTAATCCTTTAGTTCCGCATTGTAGGTCATTACTGATTTACCTATTCAGCCAAAGTGACGCTGCGCAAGCTGGCTGCATGCCTCTGCATCAGCTTCCCCGAGACGATTGAAATACGCCAGACCCAGCGCCTTGCGATAGTCCTTGAAACGAATGCCAATCTTGGCGGCATTGATCAAAGCACGCGGTGAGATAGGTGCAGAAATCAGATTGCTGTCCACTTGCTTGCGCACTTCTGTGGCAAACTTGACAAGCGTTGAGGCATCTTCTTCCGGTATGCCCGCCTGCCCCTGAACGATTGCAATCTCTTGCTTGAGCGGCATCCAGTCGATCTTCTGCATCATGCCAAAGCGTTCGTAATTGGCGAAGTCTTGCAGCGTGGTTGAGGGGAACAAACCTGTTTCATCCCCTGCCCCGTTTGTGTTGCCCGTTGCAACAAAACGAAAGTCAGGATGCGGCTTGATCACCTGCCATTCAGGTGGCGCTTCTTTTGTCACAAGCGCTTTGCCTTCAAGCACTGGCTGATAGACGCTCAAGACCTGGGGAAATGCCCGATCGTATTCGTCAGCCAGATAAGTGATCCCCAATTTCATGCAAATCTGCAAGGGACCGGGCTGCCATACGGTTGCGCCGTCTTTGACAACATATTGACCAAGAACATGGCTTTCTTCGGTGTTGCCCGAATGCTGCACGCGCATCGCGGGGCGATTAGTGCGGGCGAACATCTGTTCAAACAAGGTCGTCTTGCCTGTTCCGGCGTGACCGTAGAGATAGGTTGGGATATTGCACTCCACGCCCATCATTGCAGTCTTGAGATAATCCACATTGTAGATGTAATTCTCATCCACAAGCGGCACCATCGATCGCGCGAACTCATCCTCATGATCGCCCACCACAAGAATAGGAATCGGTGAGCCGTTGCCACTCATCACGCCCTTCGTACTGGCGGGAATGTTAAACACTTCGTGCAGCGGTTGTTTCGTCGCGTTGTCCATGCTTGCTTTCTCGCTCGCCTTCTTCTTCTGGATTGCCCTGTACTTGTCCTTTGCCGCATCGCTCAGCAACGCGGCACTTGGATGCGTCAAGCGGTAGTCATCCAGACTTATCTCTGGATGCTCTTTCTCAAGGTGTGTTTTGATCACATGAACCTCTGCACCGCAGATTGCACATTTTGCCATATCGTTCATCTTGCTGTCTCCTGTCTGTCTTGTCTATTCAGATTACTATTCTGTTCGCGGGTAGTCAACGCTGACTTATCTTTTCCACGATGTTTCTATCCCCGTCATTTCAGCAGCATTCGCTGCATTTCACCCATGATCGCGCCGGGAAGTGCCGCGACGTTCTGAAGGACCAGGTTCTTGGGATAGAACTTGCGCACGGACGCATCTTGAATGCCAATGCCGATCACTTCCATGCCCGCGGCTTCCGCTTTGTTCACGACCTCTTTCAAGCGCTTATTGCCCGCGTATTCATCACCGTAGAAGGCTGGATGACCGTCGCTTAGCACCATCAGTATCTTGCGCTCCTCTGAACGCCACGCAAGACGCTCTGCGGCCATCTGCACAGATTCAGGGTCACAGTTAGCAGCCATGTCACGGCACTTATTTGCACCAAGATGTGCAAAGCGCTTGGCGACGTCTACATTCAGCCGCTCATTGAAGGACTTCATGATTAGGTGTTTGCACGTTCCCATGTTTGAAAACTCACGCCCAAGACGCTCAACAGCCGCAGCCATCTCCGTTGCGTACTTTTCTTCGGGATATCCCGTTGTAAACGCCAGCACTTCACAAGGAATGCCCACACGTTGCAGCATCTGCCCCAACGCATATGACGCGAAGGCGGCTGTTTCAACTTTCGTGCCACACATTGAGCCCGAGATATCGACAAGGATCTCAACTGCCGTATCTTTCATGCGGGACTCGTACTTGCGACGAAACACCCGATCATCCCCTGTCTTGAGACGGTGAAGTGCAGCGCCGTGCAAACGGCCCGATGTTTTGCCCGGTTCGAACCGTGTGCGCTTTTGTGCCAGTATCAGACGCTCCAGCTGCTTTGCGACAGGTCCAATCATCGAATTGACCTGAGTGTGCATGTTCGAGAGGTCCGCGTCGCTCACGCCCTCTGTATCATAAGGCGTCGGGACATCCTGCTCACGCGAGAAGATCAGCCAGTCATTTCCGCTGTCAGCGGCAAGTTCCTGAAAGACCTTTGTAATCTCTGCGCTCAGAGCGCTTTCAAAGTCCGGCGATTCTTCGATTGATTTCAGGAACAACTCCGCTTCGATGCGTTCGCCTTCTTCGTCGCCGTCGTTACCGTCCTCGCCATCGCTGTTCTCTTCGCCGTCTTCTTCATCTTCGCCGTCTTCTTCATCATTGGAAGAGGCGCTTTCCGACGAGTCGTCTTTCTCTGTGCCGTCGTCAGTGTTGGAAGATGTATTCTTGTCGTTTTCACCTTCACCCTCAGCGTCAGCTTCATCATCGTCGCCATCATCGCTGTCTTTATTGTCACTGTCGTCACCATCGTCACCATCGTCATCAGTGTCCGATGACTCTGCGCCCTGCCCTTCTGTCGCCTCGTCTTCTGCGCCTTCGGGCTTGTCGTCGCCATCATCGTCGCTGTCTTTGGACTGACCGCCCTGCCCGTCTGCGTCTGAGTCGTCACCGTCCTGACCATCGCTGTCACCATCGTCGCAGCTGTCGTCGCGGCTGTCGTCGTCGCCATCATCGCTGTCGTCGCCATCATCGCTGTCGTCGGGCTCTTCTGGTTGCTCGTCTTTCTCTTCCTCAGCGTTCTTGAACGCCTCAGTGATGCGCTCAGCGATCGCCAGCGTGTCCCAGCTCGACTTGGCTTCTGCAATGTCTTTGGCAAAGAAGTCGATGATCTTGAGGGTTTCGGGCATCTTGTCCCAGAGGTCAAATTCATCCATGAACGCCTGGCATTCTTCGTGACCGGCCAATGCGCGAAACACCGTAATGTTCAGCATGCTGAACCAGTCGAGTTCGGTCGCATCGTCTTTGTTATTAAGGGCTTCAACGTAAGG